TGGCAAAGTTATTAAGGAACTCTGTACGACGCTTCTGCGCCATCACGCTCTTGCCCTGTTTGAACTCTACCAAAGGTACGATATCAAACAAACATAACTTGGCATCCTGTGCCTGTACATCACTCTTGCGATGTACCTGCTTCATTAGGTCCTGGAATGAATGACTGATAACTTCACCGTCTAACACATAACTGCGACCAAAGTTATCAATCTGTGCTGTGAGCTTGTCTGTGATGTGTGAGAAGTTCTCTAAGACTTTACCATTGCGTGTGTACATGGTCACAGTCTTGGATTCAAAGTTAATTACTGTAACAGCACGAACCCCGTCTAGTTTAGGCTGTAGGACTTTCTTACCTGTGATCTTAGATTCATGATTAGCACCATCATGCGCCAACATACATTCAAATACAGGCACAGCATATTCGGGTTTCTTGGATTTCTTTGCCACAGTGTTCACTGTCTTTTCACTGACACCACAGCGTAGGTCTTTGATCAGAATTCTACGATAGAATCCGTTCCACTGTTCTTTAGTGGACACATCCATGGCTAACTTGATAGCATCACGAGCCGCATGGCCTGTGAGTGTTCTACGATATAGAGCATCTGCTAGTTCTGAGAAGTTGGACCAACTAAGCCCTTGTCCGTCTTGCTCACTGATAGGAACCTGCTTAACACCAAAGGTATGCAGTTTGTCCAAGCACCAACGAACACCTAGAAAGAACTCGTCGAGTCCTTCGTTCATAGCCTGTGCCAAAATGGTTTCTTTAGCCAAACGACTATTATCTGCTTCTAACTGTTGTATTATTACTTCTGGTTGTGTACGCAATTCGAGCTCCTAAATTTTCATTATACTATAATTATAACATCAAAGTGTTGATTTGTCAAGTACTAGATCTTGTTGAAAATTGTAGTTTTCAGAGACCTGTAACACTCGAAAGTGTCTCTCTGTTATGAGCTGATCTACATACTCGTGGAAGTCTTCGATGGTAACATTATCATTTAGCCATTCTGTCGCCCAGTCATCAATCATCCATATATGATCTGTGTATTGAGTTTTAATGGTACGCTCTAATGCTTTGGCGTGAGTGCTTAGGCCTCCGTAAAGATAAACAAAGTCAACGATTCCTCCGCTATGTGAGCAGTATTGTTTATTTCGTTCCTTAGGATTACTGGTAATTCCAAATCCTATTCGTCCAAAGGCACTGACAATAATATAGAAATAGTACATACTATCGAGCCAAGTTTAAGATATCGTCATCAAAGAATTCTACAAGATCGTCGTGTGTCTCGGTGATAGCCTTAGGCAGTTTTTCCTCACCTCCGAATTTCTTGTAGAGCTGTAGCAATGCTTCTGCATAGATATCATCGTTCCAGTCGTCTTCGTAACCAAATTTAGCTTCAGTATATAAGCGCCATACTTTTTTACAACTATCTGCAAACTGAGCCAAATTACCAAATAGACTTTGAATTAACGCAGCCAATTCTTCTTCAAGTTCAGCAGTGACTTTACATTTAGCTGGTTTGAACTTGCGTACAAAATCTCTATAGATAAAAAACAAACTAACATGAATGCCTTCATAATGAAAGTATTTGTTATGCCATGCACAGGCCATGTTAATCTCGTCGTCGGACAAACCTTCAAATGTAGAAATATTAGTAAATGTTCCTGGGTACTTAGTATAATCACTACCTACTTCTACAGGAAAACAATTATGTTTTTCTGCAATAGAAACCTTACGTTCTTTATCAACTTCGTCAGGATCAGAAGTCTCTCCGTCAATACGAACAATATAAACAGCATTTCGTAATTGCATATATTGACTTTGTTTTTTAGATCCCTTACCGTTATGGACACCGAACGCACGACGGGCAAAGGCAAGGCTATCTGTCTCCACATAATAGAAAGGAAACTTAAATGTACGCCAATCTGAAGCACCTGGAACTAGACCTGCATCAATCAACGCTGCTACCGTACTAACCGTGTGTTGACTGTTTATGCTGATATATTTGCCTTTAGACGTTTTAATACATAAGGCAGGCTGTAGTAATGCAGGATCAAATACGTCGGGAGGTGCGATTCGATTAGCACAATGCTTCTCATCTAGCTCACGCTGCACGTCTTCGGCAATATCTAAGAGACCTAAATTTTCCATAGTGAACTTAGGGATACGACTAACATCAAATACTTTACCCTGCGCCTCCCATGCTTTTTTAGTTTTCTTCCAGGCCGCATTTTTATTAAGTTTGTCTACACGATCCTGTAGGTTAACAATTTTACCCGAACCCTGCTTCATCGGATTAATTTTAACCATAGGATTGGGCTTGTTCAATACCTCTTGGTAAGTTAGACTAAAAGCCATTTTGCTTCTTTCTAAAAGTTAATGTGTATAGAGTATAACAGAACCCCTGACTCCTGTCAACCAATATTAACTCAAAAAGAATTCCCAACTAGGATGCTGTATGTGATAGCCCTGTTGTTTACGCTTTTCAGCCAATTCCCAATAGTCGGGACGATAGGGTTTGATTTTGGGCTTCATTTTGGTATGAGCACCTTTCATATAGTTGCAGGGCTTACACGCAGTGGTTAAGTTTAACCAATTTGATCTGCCACCCAAACTTATAGGATGTACGTGATCCATAGTAGCTTCGGACTCTACTACATGTGTGCCACAGTATTGACAGATATGTTGATCACGCAAGAACAAATTGCGTTTGTTAAGTCTAACTATCTGTTTGGGCTTTTGATAGTCTTTAAGCATGATGACCGCAGGCACCCGAGTGGACCAATTGGCTGAACGAACTATCCAATCATCATGCCAGCCCATTACTGCTACCTTGTCTAAGACAAGATAGCGAATGGCTTCTTGCCATCCTACAATACTTAACGGAAGTAGACACACGGGCTGTGCATCTGCGTTTAGGACCAAGGTTGTCATTTGGGGGTATCTTAAAAAAGTATTTAACTACGACCTATTGTACACTCAGATAATGTCGAACACAAGGTTTTTCCGTATAAATTATACAGTAGTTGACAGATTTGTTGTATGAATATAAACTGTAAGAAATAATACAAAAAGGAAGCGATATGAGTCTAGTACCAATGGTGATTGAATCTACTGCCAAGGGCGAACGTGCCTATGATATCTACAGTAGGTTGTTAAAAGAACGTATCATCATGTTAGAAGGTGAAGTGCATGATCAAATGGCTAATTTAATAGTAGCCCAATTGTTGTTCTTAGAGTCAGAAAATCCTGACAAAGAAATTTCGTTGTTTATTAACAGCCCAGGTGGCTCAGTAACTGCTGGTATGGCTATCTATGATAGTATGCAGTTCATTAAACCAGATATCGCTACCTATGTGATGGGACAGGCCTGTTCAATGGGCAGCCTATTAGCACAAGCAGGTACTGCTGGTAAGCGTTATATGTTGCCAAATGCTCGCCATATGATACATCAACCCTCAGGTGGTGCTCGTGGACAGGCCACTGACATGCTGATTCAAGTTGAAGAAATTTTAGCAATGAAAAAGAATCTAACAGAAATCTATGCCAAACATAACAGTCAAGGTAAGACATATGAAACTTTAAGTGCTGACATGGAACGTGATAAGTTTATGAGTGCTAAAGAAGCATTAGAGTATGGACTGATTGATAAAATAATCGAGAAACGATAATGAATCTACAACAAACAGGTAAGGTAGACAAGGGCTGGGGATTTGAATTAATTTTTGCCAACAACGACAAATACTGTGGCAAACTATTGATATTCGAGCGTGCCGGTGCAAAGACCAGTCTAGTGTTCCATAAAGAAAAACGAAAGAGTTGGTTTGTGAACGCAGGTAAGTTTAAAGTAACTTACATCGATGTTGCTACAGGAGAAGCCAAAGAAGCTGTGTTAGATGAAGGCAAAACTGCAGACTTTGCAGAACTAGGTCCTCACCAAATAGAAGCGTTGGTGCCTAACTCTATCATTTTTGAAGTTGGTACTGGCGACTATATTGAAGATCGTTTTAGACTTGCTCCGGGTGACTCTCAAAAGACTGCTTCAGCGCAGTAATCAAATCCTCAATCATACCATCATCATGAAACGGAGTAGGTGCTAAACGTAACCGCTCCGTTCCTACAGCAACCGTAGGACTGTTAATAGGCTGTATGTAGATATTATGTTCGTTCAATAGTTCGTCACTGATAGCCTTACAGCGTTTGGCTTCTCCAACTAGAATAGGTACGATGTGTGTGGTCGTAGATTCCATAGGCGGCATGCCCGCAACTGCTAATCTGTGTTTAAGTTTACGACTACGTTCATGATGCTTTTCTCTAATCTCATTATGATCCTTGAGATACTTAACAGACGCAAGTGCACCTGCACAACTCACAGGACTCATACTTGTAGTAAAGATAAAACCTGCGGCTACTGAACGGATGGCATCGATAACTTCTGCATCGGCAGCAATATAGCCGCCTTGGACTCCATAGGCTTTCCCTAATGTACCGTTAACTATGTCAACACGGGATTGTAGCCCTAGCTCTTCAACTTTTCCACCACCGTGGTCTCCATAGAGCCCTACCGCATGTACTTCATCGATATATGTAATAGCACCATACTTGTCTGCTAGATCGCAGATCTCTTTCATAGGGCTTACATCGCCATCCATTGAGTAAACTGATTCAAATACAACACAAGGCACGTTGCCTGTTAATCTCACGGCAGCAAGTGCGTCTTCAAGTTGTTGTAGATTGTTGTGTTCAAATACTGTTTTAGGAGCCTTGCTGTGTATCATACCTATGACAAGACTGTTATGATTTTCGCTGTCACTGACAAAGTGTATGTTAGGAATGATCTTTGACAGTGCAATAAGTGTCCACTCGTTAGCCACGTAAGCTGAACTGAATAGTAGAGATTTGGCTTTGTTGTGTAGGGTAGCTAGCTCGTGTTCAAGTGCTACGTGATAATGACTGGTACCACCAATGTTGCGAGTGCCACCGGATCCTGCACCTGTCATATCCAAGGCAGTATGCATGGCGTCTAACACTACTTTGTGCTGTCCCATGCCCAAGTAGTCATTGCTACACCAGTTTACAATATTCTTGATGTTATACGGGCCGTACCAAATAGCTTCTGGGAACTTGCCGCGTTCACGTAGGATATCATTGAACACACGGTATTTTCCGTTGTCTTTGAGTGTTTTCAGCAGTGCGTTAAAGGGAGTTTTGTTTATCATAGTAATGTTATTTAACCTGCTAAATATTAAATTAGGGAGTAACAATGGCAACAATTAACTATTTTGGTTTAACTAAAAAAGGCACGGTAACTGTGACAATGACAGTTACTATAGATCAGTTGATCACAGCCATTGCCCTTGACGAAGTATTGGCCACAGAATACTATACCGTCAGTGCTATGAATGACTTCAGCAAAAGCAGTCTTACCTATGGTGATAGTTCCACAACACTAACACAGCTGGGACTGGTAGATGGCGGAACTGTGTTATGCACCACAAATCAAACAGGCAGTAAACAAGACCGACAAGTGGCAAAATTAGCGATCGCAGGGCAAAAGCGATCTTTGACTGGTAGACCCAGCACATTAACTATTGATAATTTACCTACCAAATACACAGGTAATGCTGTCACAGACAATGCCAACGTTGGCGGATTAGTTGCTGGCCGTCCTTGGAGTTAATAAGTAAATTTCATGTACAGAAAATATATCAACATCGTAGAAGCAGCTAACAAGGGCTGTCCCATTGCCACCTACGACATCGACGTTAATCTAAAGAATCGTCAAAAGGCCATTGATGACTATCATTATGGTCCTGCCAATCCTGATGAGCCAGAATCATACTGGAAGGACGCTGCCAAACGTTGGAACATCACAGAAAAGACTGCCAAGACCATGAAGTGTGGTAATTGTGCGGCATTTGATGTATCAGACAAGATGTGGGCATGTATCGAAGATGGCATCAAAGGCGACAGCAAAGAGACTGATGCTATGGCTACTATACACAAGTCAGACCTAGGCTACTGTAACTTCCTACATTTTAAATGTGCAGGAACACGTAGCTGTACAGCGTGGGTTACAGGTGGCGCTATAGACAACAAGGATCGTACAGAATGAACATTAGAGAACTTATTGACATCGTAGAAGGCAAGTTTCGCAGCAAGGACATAGAAGACTTTGTGCCCAAGAATGACGATCTAGATGATGTGAAATCACAGTACCTACCAGATTGGGAAATGCTGGATCATCGAACACTACAGGCCAAGTATGTGGCTAAAGATCACAGACTTGCACTAGAGTTTGTGGGCTTTATAAACAGGCTGTCAGAGAAGATGGATCACTTTGCGGAAGTCACTCAAGATGTAGCAGAAGTCACAGTTAAAACAAGTACCTTTGATGTTAAAGGCCTAACCATATTAGATTTCAAACTGGCATTATATGTGGATCGCTATGCAGAAAAAAATAACATAGAACAGGTGCGTATGCAGGGCAACTTTGGCATGCATGAAGGCAAGAAAGATGCCTGCTACACCAAGGTCAAGAGTCGTGTTAAAGTATGGCCGTCAGCCTATGCCAGCGGACAGCTGGTACAGTGTCGCAAGCGTGGGGCTGCTAACTGGGGTACAGGCAAGAAAAAATGAGAGCTCACGAGTTCGTCAATGAGGATCTACGCAAGTGGTTCAAAGACAAGTGGGTACGCTTTGGTCCTGACGGCAAGATCCGTGGCGACTGTGCTAGGGGATCAGAAAAAGAAGGTAAACCCAAGTGCTTGCCACAATCAAAAGCACATGCACTAGGCAAAAAAGGCAGGGCCACGGCGGCTGCTCGCAAGCGCCGTGAAGATCCCAACGCCAATCGTAAGGGCAAGGCCAAGAACGTAAAAACCAAGTGACAGGGGCGAACCGTGTTTTCTAGACAAGACATCCTACTGATATCTAATCCTGTGTGTACAGAGCCTGTTGATCTGTACCCTAAAGATTTTCAATACTACGACAAAGATGGATTTGAATTAAACATCGCAGAACAAAAGTACTATCGTGCCGCAGGACATCCCATACACTACCCCATACTGAATCACACCTGCTATCAAGAACCCTGGTTTGCTCTTGAGCGTAACGACCTTGGCTTGATTCTGGATCACAGCTTAATACTACATCGATGTAACTACAATGGCGCAGCATTAGATCAACTGCGTGAACTGCAACACACTATACCGTTGGCACAACAGTTGATCAACACAATTCCTAAATGGGGATTTGACTTTGATCTAAATGCTGTCGCTGATGACGGCACAGTCTACGAAGTCTTACACGTAGAGTACGACAGCAGAGACTACGAAACATTTAAGAATCACATGCTGGATTTCAGCTACAAAGTACGACACACAGATTGGATCGCGGTGGCTGAAACAGTGTGGAATCGTAGAGCAGAGTGGCAGGATCTCAAAGGCTTTGAACAAAACCACTGGCGAGCGCAGGAAATACTCAATTGGCCCAAGTCTGAATACCTAGAAAAAGCCAACTAAATAACAGATAACTTAATTACAAGGCAGTATCAATGCGTAAACTACTACTATTATTATTAATTCCGTTCGCAGCACTAGCGAACCCTATTGATGATCAATGTCCACAGCACGTACTACGTGGGGCACCTATCAGCACAAGATTACAACCTGGTACCACACAGTATCTTTGTAAAATCAATTACGCTATACACTACAGATATGATACCAAAACTGCAGAATACGTTGTGCAACATGTTA